CAATTAATACAAATGGAAGTATGAGAGATGAATTATATTGGTGGAAAATGTGTGCTTTAGTAATAAAAAATAAATCTAGATATCATCAAAGAAGAGTACGTATTCAATTTGATATTGATGGAATTAATCAAGAAATGCATAGCTTATATAGAAGAAACACTAATCTACAAAAAGTTTTAAATCATATGAAAATTGCTTCTGAGTTTAAAGATTATATAATAGTAGAAAGCCAAACAATATTGTTTAGACACAATCAAGATCATTTAAAAGAAATTGAAGAACTTTGTAAATCACATGGTTCGCAAAAACATACTGCTGTAATTAGCGAAAGATTCAATTGTTTTCAATCTGAAAACAATAATACTTATCATTTTTATGATGAAAATAACGAAAAATTAACTTTAAAAAAAGTTACTCCTGAATGGAGACTAAATTTTAAAAAAGAAGGAGCATTAATATCTAGACAAACACAAGCAGATGCAACTGAAAAACCAACTTGTGGTTGGTCTTTAACTAATGCTCTGCAAATCAATTTTAATGGAAATGTTTGGCCATGTTGTTATTTTGGAAATTCAGATATTATGAGAAGGCAAGAGTGGAAAGAACATCATAAATTTATAAAAAAATATTATGATTATAACAATAATATATATGAAACAAGTATAGAAGACATATTAAACAATAATTGGTGGCAAGAATTACCTTATACGCTAGAATCTAATAATTTAGTAAGGCAGTGTAAGATGCATTGTACTAATTGCACATCAGAAAACCGAGAAAGCCAACTTAGATTACATAAAAATTTATGATTCTACTATATCAATAGCTATTTTTGTAGCTTCAAGAATAGTTTTTGCTTGTCTTAGTTCTCTTTTTTTATCAGAATCAGTACATTTCCTAATTGCTTCAACTTCAAATAATTGTAGTTTATAAAGAAATAATTTTTCTTTATCTTGAGTTTCGTCAAAAGGCGCAAATAAAGCTTGTGCAATAACTTTATGCACATCACCGCTCATTTCATCAACGTCATATATCATTCCTCTACTTTTAGCTAGTTGTATAACATTATCTTCAAAAGCTTCATTTTGTGCTTTAATATGTTTGTAAGTAGCCTCATGCAAAGAATCAATATCAATATGAGTTAATAGTTTTTTCCAAGCTGTATCGTCTGGATTTGCTTCAATATACTCAACTCTTGTTTCTTTACCATCTGGTGTGACCCAATAAGATTCAACTGTTGTTCTTTCATTGTTAGAAAAATGTGCTGTTAAAAATTCGTGTCCTGGAATAGCCATTTTAAATCCTTCTTATGTTCTATAAATTCTTAAACGCCAAGTGCTTACTGTTGTTGCAGTACCGTTTGGAAACTCTTGTGCTCGATAATCATTAGCATCCACAAACAATGTTTGATAATTACCATTGCCATTTAGCTTAGTGTTAACAATACCAGAACCTCTATTATTACCTGATCCATTTATACTATAACGAATTCGTGAACCAGTTACACTAGAAGTGTAATATCTTAAAATTCCTAGTAGAAAAGAATCTAGAGTTGAACTACTATATTGCTGTAAATTGTTACTTCCATCTATTTGTAATGGTGCAGTAAATGATGGTGCTGACATTATTGATTGATTTGTTCTAAACAAATAATAGTTAGTAATAGTTGTTGGTTGATCTAATGTTTCTGGAATTCCACCAGATGTATATGCACCAGTGTTTGCTCGTGTATCAGTAAATACAGGAGTGCTTGATATAAGTGAATGATTGCTAAGAGACGTACCAGTGTGTATTCTAAATGTACCTGGCCTATCGTTTCCATCCACTAATGTATTAATAGCTGGACTTACAAATGTATCAAATGTATCAGTAAGATTCATAGCACGAATATCACTTCCATCGTAATAAACTGGATATAATTTACTATTCGTATCAGTAGGAGCGCCAACACTAGTTACAGATTCACTTATTTTATCATAAGTAACTGAGACAGTACCTGGTTCTGCAGTTTCACTTTCATTAGGATACCTATCAGCTCGCTGACTATAAGCTCCAGCTGTCATTCTTGTATCAGTCATATTTGGTGATATGTTTCCGCTGCTGTCAACAACTATTACTGAAACTGGAGGATTTGACCCATAAACATATACTGCTCTGTTAACTATCTCGTTAACCTGAGAGGTGCTCATTTCTCTTAAAGCCGAACCGTCCCAATATAACGGTGATCTTACTGTCATAATTAAGCGCCTGCGCCATGTATTGTTTTTAAAGTTGTTCCTGCCGAATTTTTAATTAATAAAGTTGATAAAGATTTTAATTCTGCAGAACCTACCGCATCATCTGCCAGTTTAGCTTGAGTAACTGAGTTACTCGCTAAATGTTCTTCATCAATAGATCCAGCTACATAATGTTCTGAATTAATAACATCATTAGCAATTTTAGTTCCATCAATAATATCAGCAGCTAAATGTACTCTGTCAATAGAACCGGTAACATAATGCTCAGAGTTAATAGCGTTATCAGCTATTTTTGAACCATCAACTGCGTCTCCTGCAATCTTAACATTGGTAACAGAGTTAGATGCAAGATGTTCTGCATCAATAGATCCAGCTACATAATGTTCTGAATTAATAACATCATCAGCTATCTTTGTTCCATTGATAGCATCTGCAGCTATTTTTGCTGTTGTTACAGCAAGATCAGTTATATTAGCAGTATCAACAGTGCCACTAGTAGGAGCACCACCAGTAGTATATTTTAATACGTGATTTTCAGTTCTATCTTCTAATTTAGCTAATGTGACATTGTTATCTATTAATTTAGCGGTTGTAATTGAGTTATCATCTAATGAAGCTGTACTTACCGCACCAGCTGCAAATTTATCAGCAGTAATTGTACTATTGGCAATGTTGCTAGCAGTAATTGTCAACGCTGCTATTTTAGCACCTGTAACTGCAGATGCTGCTATTTTACCAGTTGTGACTGCCGATGACACAATTTTACCAGCTGTAACAGCAGATGATGAAATAGCATCAGACGTAACTGCATTAGTTGCAATATGTTCTGAACCAATAGCATCATCTGCTATTTTTGTACCATCAATTGCATCAGCTGTAATATTAGCAGTATCAACAGTGCCACTAGTCGGCACACCTCCACTTGTCATCTTTAATACATGATTAGCTGTTTGGTGCTCAAGTTTAGCAAGTGTAATAGCATTATCAGCTATTTTGTCAGTTGTAACATTAGAATTAAGTATCTTTGCTGTAGTAATAGCGTTATCAGGTATCTTTGCTGTAGTAATAGCATTATCGGATATCTTTGCAGTTGTTACAGAATTTGTTTCTAGCATTTCTGTATTAATTACATTTGAAGGAATAGAAAATGTTCCATCACTAGAATCAAGTATTATACCATTAGCACTATCTGATTGAAACTTCCCTCTAACATAATCAGTAGTAATAATTCTATTAATGATATCATCTGAGTCAGTTTTTTGAACTATTACGTTCATGTAATTTATTGCTTCAACTAGATCTGAATCATTTGCTGATCCTACGTTTAGCAATGAAATATCACCTAAATGCGTAGATATAATGTTAGTTTTTTCAACAAATGTTGAAACTGGATCAGATAGATTTATGAATGTTTTAGCCATTTAACTTCTCTACAATTTGTGTTAACATTTTTTTAATATCACTTACTTCATCTTTTAATTCATTTATTTCTTTGTCTTTTTGACGCATTAATTCTTTGCGTTTTTTTGCTGCTTCGATTTCATCATTGTTTACATTCAAAACGACACCGTTTTCATCTTTAACATAACCAATATGACCTTCAACTTTTTTAAAACTCATTATTAAACGCTCAATGCAATTGCTCTTAAACTTTGAAATCTTGGAACTTCAGCTTGATTCGTACTTCTCATAACAATCTTTAATTGAAATTTAGTAAAAGCGGGTAAGAATCCACCTTGTCCACCTATAAGATATCTATACTCTCTAAAAATGAAAGGATTATCATCTTTAGGAAGAGTATTTTCTTGTGTAGTAATTGCCCAATTTTTTTCGTTTAAAACTTCATCAGAAGTTGCAGTTCTATAATACAGTTGAAAGTCACACGGAGTTGGAACATTAGCTTCTAAATAAACTCTTAATCCTACAGAATCTGTTTGTAAACTAATAGCTCGAGTTAAATGTTTTGCAGCATGACTTCCGAATCTTTCACCTTCTTCTGCAACATACTTTAACGGAACGTTAAATCCTGTTGTTGTACTAGATGCTTGTTTGTCAATAATGTTGTTAATTAAACTTGCAGATGAACGTTGAAGATCAAGCATTGGCGCAACTGTATTTTCTGGCGCTGTAAGATTAATACTCATTTCAAAAGATTTTACGCCTGATCCAAGTTCTGCAGTCTCTGATGCTTCATTTGCCACTAAAGCTAACTCTCGTCTTTCATTAGTTTGATTTAATTTAATATTTAAAAAATTAACTGATTTTTGAAAGGCAGTTTCACTTCCAGCAAATGATCTTGCAGTTGTGTATTTTACACCTGCTGTAACAAGTGTACCTTTAGGTTGAATCATTGTTGCATGAGGATATATTGTACTAAATAATATATTTTTTGTACATTGAACTAAACTACCGCCGCCTTTATTTGTGGTAGTTGCTGCTGCTCCGGCAGCAACTGTGTATCCTGTAAAGTCTCTATTAATAATATTACGACTTCCATTGATGTTGCTAGCTGCAATTCCTCCTACTGCAGTAGCTCCACTTATAACAACAGTATCGCCAATCTGTAATCCATGATTAGTATGAAAGAATTTTATTGTAGTTGAACCAGAAGTTGTTGTAATAGGATCAGCTGTTAATAATTTTTTTGGAACTGCAGCATTTTTAAGTCTTATATTTGCTGTAGTGTGTTTAAACTGCGCTCTATGTAAAACAAATGATAAGTCTTGGTTTTGTGCAGGAGTAAAAGTAACACCATTCTGCGAGTAAAATAAACTTCCAGATATTGGTTGTTTATTTACTCTTTTTTCAGTAGAACCATAAGTGAATTCATTAATTTCTGCTATAAAAATTTGATAATCTTTAGAATCAGCAGTAACAACAATCGCATAGTCTAATTCACCTCTTAAAAACACTGGTTCTTCAAATGTAAAAGAAGTTGCAGACGGATATATTAAAACATCGTTTTCAGTTTGTACTTCGCTTGAAGATAATACGACTTGAGATCCTGGTATAATCTCAGATGAAGATGGAACGCCATTGTCCATAGGTCTTATTTGTATTTGAACCGGTAAAGAAGAATCTTTAGTGGCAAAAAATAAATCAAGTTTTGTTACGTATATACCGTTTGGTTCATCAACATAAAATGATTGAGCAATTGGTTGTTTATTGAGTTGATACCCGGTTGAAGTTATTGCCATTTTATAAACCTTTTCTCTTATATTTTGAAAGTATTCCTTTATACACTAACCAGCCTACAAACGTATTAATAGGTCTAAGAATATTTTGATGAATCTTAGATTCTAGAGTAATTGGCTTACCAGACATTTCTCTTTTTATTCTGTCTGTTCTAACTCTTGCAATTCTTTTTAGTATTCTGGTTATAATTTTAGAATGCGGCATCATTTCTGTTAATGGTCCAAAAACTTTATGATAACCTAATTCTGAAATTTTAGTTGGTGGATATAAAGCTTTCTCATGATTATTGTATTTCATCCATAATTTATTTCTAAAAGAACCAAAGCCATACATTTCGTTAAGCGCTGTACATATAATTTTACTGCCCTCATTTCCAGGAGCTCCTCCATCACCTGGCCCTTGGCTAGAATAACCATTGGTAGTATTAGAGTTTGTAGTGCTAAAGCCGCCTAAACCGCCGAATCCTCCGAAAGCGTTAATCCCGGTCTTAGCATCAGTCTTATCTTTAGAATCATGATCATGACCATCATTTCCTTCATTATAATATACCGGATATGTTGGGCGTGGCGCTGCAAACCCTTGAACATTTAACTGACGAGTAGAAGTATATGTTGCTTGTTTAGTATCTAAGAATCCTTTTGCAGAATACGCACCTCTTGCTATACATCCAGCATTTTCTTCGTTGTCTACACTAATATCTAAAAACTTTATTTGTCTATCGCCCACTCTAAATCTTAAGCCATCATTATTTGGAACTATGAAAGATCCTGTAATTTCTCCGTTTCCATCTGTAGTTAAAGTGGTTGTTCCATCAGGATGAGATGTTAAACCAAAGAGTGTATTTCCTTCATCAACCGGATTAGTTCCATATCTAGTAAAAGTTTCAGATCGGGCATAATCAGATATATTTGTGCCGTCCATTAATAGAAAAACACGTGTATTTGGTCTTAAACCTTGAACTTTAAAGCCAACTTTCCTAGCTCTCATAAAAGGAAGAAATGCTGTTTGTAATACTCTATCTTCAACTAAATCTAATATTGTTTCTTCACTTACAACTCTATTGACCATACCTCCTTGAGTATTGGTACTAGAACCTACACGTAAATTTTCAGATGGAATACCGCCCCAACTCCAAGACCAGTTATTCCAGTTGTAACCATTAACACCAGATAATCTGGTTCCACCTTGTACAATTTTATCCGCTAATCTATTAATATCTCTCCATTCATCGGATGAAGGCGAAAGAGTTAATAAACCTTCATATATTACTACTGCAAATGGATTTAAGTATATATATTTCGTTGCTTCATTTTGACTAATATATGGAGTTTCATCATACTCGATATAAACATTATCACCTTTTTGAATCGTATTTGTTGATTCTGCAGAATCATAAATCATTCTTATATTATCTTCAAAAAAAGCTGGCCTCATGAGTTGATTAATTGGGTCAATTGAAGCACGATAACCTGCATTAACAAAAGGAAAAGATAATCTATGATCTGAAAAGTTATCAACCACAAATCCTGATTTAGTTCTATCAACACCTGAAGAATCTAATGTTTGTAAGTACTTAGTATCAACTTCTAATAAACTTAAGGAAGCAACTTCTTCGACGTTACTGATTCTTTTTTCAAGTCTAGCAATATCTTTCATAGTAAATCTCTGATGTTCTAGTTTACGAACAAAGAGATCAGAATCATCATCAGTATTAGGATTTAAAAGAACATCATACAATGTAAGAGTTTGATCTGTTTTAGTTGGTGATAAAGGGTTAAATCCTGGAGTTCCAGAAGTAAATGAAATAACTCCTTCTCTATTAATTGCTAATTTTCCTCTCTGACCTAAATAGTGCTCATTATCACTCGTAACAATGCTGCCTGGCTGGGGTTGCTCAATAACTCTTGCATTAGCTCCATTAAAAGTTCCATCAGAATGAACAACAGATCTAAAATCTAAGAAGTTTCTTAGTTCAACTAAACTACCATTAGCTTGTCTATATCGTGGTATCTTATCATAAGTAACTTGTCCAGTGTAAGAGTTAACTGCAAAAAAGTCTCCAGCAACGCCATGTTCAAAATATCGATATTTAACTTGACAACTATCTGGAGTTGAAAGACCTGATGATAAATTTAATTTACCAAGTGCATAATAATTATCTTTTTGACCATTATCTAAAATAAAATCACTAGTGCGTATTGTTGAAGAATCACCAGCTTTTATTATTTCAGTGATATCGAATATATCAGCTTTATCTAAGTTTAGTGTAGTACCACCAGGTAAAACCTGTGTTTTTGTAGTAAGTGTTTTAGTTTTAGTTGTAGGAGTGCTTTTATTAACATATGCTAAAATAGTAATAGCTTTATTAGCTTGCAATCCTGTTATTGTTGAAGATGTTGTTCCATTTCCAGAAATTGAAGGATTACTGTATAAACTACTAGGATGATATATACCATCGTTACTACTTATGATCCAATCATTTACGTTTGTAAATGTTTCTCCACCAGTTGATAAATTTATTGACGCTTGTCCTGTTCCATCTGTAGTTGCAGTAAATCTACGTTGAACTGTAAATGATATATCTGTTATCGATTTAGGACGAGGTCTAGATATAGGGTATAAAGAAACGCTATTAAAAGGATCATTTATAACAGCCTTGTTGTTTTCTAATTCTGGATTAAACCATGTATTTGAATCTATACCTATACTTTTAACATTTCTAAAAGCCTGGCCTGCTTCTAATTGAATATCAAATAAATAATATTTTAATTTATTATCGTAATGATTAATAGCTTTGACTCGAGCAGTTCCAATTTTAGCATTAGATCCACCACCGTAATTAGTTACAGTTTGTAAATCCATTATTGGGTATTGACTTAAATTTGGAATATTATTTGTTGATGAATCATTCGAATTCACTATAACCGAGTTTTCATAGTCGACTGGTGTTGCTGCGTTTTCTATAACCACAGTTTGTGTTGGTTTATTAATTCTTAATGTTGTTGGAAACGTTTTTGATGCTCTATATCCATCAACCACAGCTGTACCAGGACTTACATTCAATAATAAATGAGTAGATTCTGAATCTAATGAGAAATTAATATTAAACGGTTTTACTATGTAATCACCTGAATTCTCATATATTCTTTTAGCAATCACATCAGTAGGAATATTATAAGCATCATTAACTTGAATTGCGTTAAAAATTTCACCATCTTTAACAGTAGCAACGTGAATAAAATTTTGATCTGAATCAACTTCGCTTTCAACTGTAATAGAAAGCGTAATTCTATAACGATCTGCTCCAGGCGCTGTTAAATTAGGTGCAGCTCCTTGATTGTCGTATAAACTAGTATCATCACTTGCTGTTATAACATCTTCAGCAACTACAAATCCTAAATTTGCACTTGGATTATCTGTGTATCTAGATATAACTTTAGATTGACCAGCTGTAAAAACAAAATGACCTCTTGCATAATATATACCTTCTGCTAAAGTTGCTAGAGTACCTACGCCTGTTGCAGGATTGCTAATTGTATTTGTAGATTGAACTGTTAAAGTTTGAGAACCGTTTGATATATTTTCTCCTGCGCTCATTCTTATAACATTAGTGAAATTTGATGCCGAAGAAGTATCAGTGTATTGCACGTATAATGTATCTGGATCGCCATTAGCTGCTACTAATACTTCTAATACTTTTGCTCGAATATCTGAAGTGAGACCTCGAAAAGTAGTTCCAACTAAAGTATTAGGATCACCTGGTAGCGTATTTATACTTGTATCTAGTTTTATAAACTCATATTTTGGATTAATGTTTGCGCCACCTGGTTTAACAACTGCTCCTTCCTTAAATATATTATCTCCAAATCTTTGTATTTGATTTTGTAATATAGTTTGAAGTTGTGTCAGTTCACGAGCTTGTAATGCTTTTCCTGCATTAAAAAGTATTTTATGATATCCGCTGCTATCAGCAAAATCATCTTTATAAGTTGTTCTAAATGCATTGGTTGTAAGTGGTGTAGACATATTTTATATTCCTTAAAGTGTTATCACAACTTTTATATCTTCTGTTTGGTTTGCTGATCTAAATACTGGTGCTCTATTTTCTATATATATGATGTCTCCAGAAAGCTTTTCTATATCATCTACGTCAAAAGCATTTGTATCTGCATCTACGCCAGAAGCAACTAGTGTTCCGGAAACTCCTCCACCTGTAACAACTTCACCTTCAACAAATGATTTAAATCCAGTAAGTTCTGATTGATGAAAATAAAGTTTAGTTCCATCAACATCATCAATGTGTGCTTGTGCTCCAGATGTTAATCCGGAAATAACAACATCTTTAAATGAAACACTTGCGTCTGCTTGAAGAGTTAAATATCTTAAAACTTTTCCACTTGGTCCAATAAAATCAGAATCACCACCAGCAACTTTAGGATCTCTTATTAAAGCAACTTGTCTAAAATCTTGATTAACAAGAAAGTCGCTATCTTGAATTCCATCGGGTTTTGTGTTGAACATTAATGATGTAGATTTAAGATCAATTCTAACATCTGCACCTATTCCACTATCTGTCCCTAAAATTGCTCTTGCTGCAGCGCCAGTACCGCCTCCGCCATTAAAAGAAATTCCTGCAAAATTATATCCTTGACCCATTGTCATAGTACTATCTGCACTTGAATCTAATTCTATTTTAACTACTGTTCCTCCACTAATAAATGCAGTTGCTGCAGCTCTTACACCATCGCCTTCAATTGTTACAGTAGGTGCGCTTGTATATCCTGTTCCGCCATTTGTTATTGCAACTCCTAGAATTTGTCCTGGAACAGCTGCATCTTGAATTAAAAGTTGCTCATTTTCAAGTATAGTTAAAGGTCTTCCTAATAAATCAGAGTCTAATATTTTTTCTATAGGTAAAAAGTTTGCAGATAAATATGTGCTGGCTCTATTTGCGCCAATAGTATATAAAAATTTCCAAACGTATCCATCGTCTGTTTTAAAAGGTTTTGCTGCTAGTTCATCAGTTACTGGCTTTGTCGGTTTTATTGTTGAAGTGTTAATAGTTCCGGTTGCACTTCTTCCTTGCTGTAGACATATATAAACTTGGTTGTCTTCGGTAAGTACGTAATAGCTGTTAGATGGTATTGCAGTAAAATTGTCATCATATCCTTGATATATAGAACCTGAAGTCCAATTATATCTTGGAATAACATAAGATAAATCAGATGTAGCTTTTATAGATTGCAAACCTGCTCTTAGATTTCTAATTTCTCTGGGTGAATTTAATGGATCTGGAACAGTTTCGCTGCTATCCCATTGTTCCGACTTTCCTATTCCAATATAATACCTATGTGTATTAGAAGCAGTTGGAAAATACACTTCATCAAAGATTGATTGAGCTATTTGTTGCTTAAATGTATTTGTAATAATTGCAGCCATATTTTTTATTCCTTTATGATACTGTTGCTACACTGTTATTACCAGTTATATACCAAGCTGATCCAGACCAAATTAATGTAATTGAATCATATTGATTTAAAGTAATATCGTCAGTATTTACTGCGTCGTGATTAAAAGTAGCTGGAGTTATTGTAGCAGTACCTGCTTGTTCGTTTATAAAAATTTTATATTCACCTGTTGTAGTTCCATCTGCTACAGATATTGAAATAGCAGAGTTTGATTCAATTATTATTAATGATGCTGATGCAGGAGCTGCGCCATCTGTTGATATAGTTGCAGCAGTATAAGCTAATTTAGCAACTTCGACACACCCTGAGCCTTTACCTTCAAGTTTTAAATTAACATTAGTATCATCGCCGTCAACTGATATTATAGGATTATTACCAGTTATATTATTTGATACTTTTATTTCATTAACAGCACTTGATACAGAAGTAAATTTTATTATTTCTGCACCAGCTTGATCTGTAATTCCTCCACCAATTTTAGGAGATGTGATAGTTTTATTATTTAATGTTTGAGTATTATTAGCAAATACCATTGTATCATCGCTACTTAAAGCTGGAATTGTTATATTTCTATCTGCAGATAATTCACTGGGAATAAAAATATATTGATGATCGTTAGACGTATCATCAATTTGTGGAGTAACAAGGACTGGTGAAGTCAACGTTTTATTAGTTAAATTATCAATTGTATCTTTTAAAACAATTGTTCCGGTGGCATCAGGCAACTGTATAGTTTTATCAACAGTTGTTGGATTAGCAGCCATTAACTTAGTTTCAAAATCGTCTGTACTAGTGCCTTCAAATATAATTGCTCCAGTTCCATCAGAATCTTTTATTGTAATTAACGTACTTAATGATGAACTTTCTCCGCCAAATTGAACATAAAGTTCTCTAAAATTAGAATTTATTTTAGAACCAGCAGATCTAAGCGTGTCACCTGTGCCGTCGTTAGCTGAAGCTCCTATATTAATATCTTGTCTTGTCATTTTATTTCCTAATTATTAGTGTTATTTATACTAGAAAGATGAATCAGTTATCTCTCTAGTAAATATATCATTGTCCATAGTTTCAACATTTAATGAGAAATCTGGCGTTGCAGTTACAGAAGTACCTCTACTTGAACTGTCATCAAATGTAAATGAATTTGGATCCATTATTTGTTTTACTGTATGATACGTTAAATCCAGATTTCCAACTGGTATATCACTATAGTCTCCAACCAACTCTTTGATATTAGATTGTCTAATATCAAATCCATTTGAATCATATAACGTAGTCATTTGCGTAAATAATCCAGCAAAATTGAAAGAAGCTTCTCCAATAACGACTGGATCTGAACTATCAGCAATGGATAATGGTGCACCTATATTCATAAGAGCCTCTGCGTCAGATACAACTTCTCCTGCAAAATAAAATCCAGCTGGATGCACATATTTTTTATATAACTCACTCCAATTATTTACAGATATTCCTGTTTTTATAAGTAATCCAAAGGTTTGATATAATTCATCATTTTGAATAAATTTTTGAGATTCGACACCAATTTCACTTGCAGAATCACCTAAAACAAAAATAGACTCTTTACCATAAACAACTTCTGCTCTTTGTTGAAAAAACAATCTAAAGAATTCTTCCATAGAAAATCGACTGCCTTTTAACTTAGTCAATTCTGCTATTCGAGTTGCAGCATATCTTGCATCACTAAAAATATCTCCAGATTTTAAACCTCCACTTATTTCAGTAATAAGATTATCTAATCTATCTTCTGGAGTTTCTCTAATATCTTTTGTTGCAAAAATTCTACGAGTGTCATCACCAAACGCATGAGTTCCATCTGCAGAATCTAAAAAATCATAATATTTTTCTAGAAAAGTAACTAGTGTTGGAAACTCTGTAGTATAAAACTCAGGTAAAGCTTCTCTTACTTTTCTGACATTAAAGTTTTTTAATCTTCTTTGACTATGATAATCAATTGACATTTATATACTTACCGATGTATTTTGAAAATCTAATACTGCTCTAGATGATGAAAGAGCCGTATCAATATCTACTACATAATTTCTTAAAGGCCTTATTGTGCTTTGATTAGCCGGAATAACTGTTAATGTTATAGCGTTACCTTCAAATGAAGTTGGCTTAAATCCAACAATATCTATAATTCCACTAGTGCTATTATAAGATCCAACATTATCAACTTCAATTGTTCCATCTACAGACACAACTTGTAATTTAAAACTATTACTTTGATTTCGAATAGAACACGTTTGCGAATTAAAAGTAAATTGAGTTGTTGTTATAGTTGGTATTAATGGTTGAGGTTCTGCTATAGCAACTGGAAAATTAATTTTATATGATTGCAAATTGTTAACAATTGGAACAAAATTTTGTTTCATTTTAATGTCCATTTTAGAGTTTAATATTGCAGGATCAATTGCGTCTATTATTGTAAGCAAGTTAGATCTTCTAAACACTTTATCAAATTTTCCTAAATTTGCAACAAAATAATTATTAATTGTTGTTTGAACTATATTTTGAATAGCTTGTGCTGTTGCGTTAGTTAAATCTGGATCTAGATTAAAGGTTGTTTGAACTTCTAGTAGCGTTTCAATTGGATCTACAAATTCTGTAAATATTGACATTATTGCCATATTATCACTAAGATCACGCCTTATATCATCTTTTACTGTTTGTTGCACATTTGCACTTATATTGTCTTTAAATTTTAATCCAACATAAACAACACCATATATTGGTGGTACAGCATCTGCGCCACCATATGATGTAACATCTTCTAAATAAGCTCCATAGTTTGCTAATATTTGACCTTTATAATCTTCAGCTGTTACTAATCTTCTTTGTGATATAAAAGATATAGGTGCATTTTGTCTTATTGATTCTATATTTTCTTTATATGCCCCACCAGCAGAAACTGTTACTGTTGTTGCACTTATATTATAAGCTACGCCGTTAACAGAAAAAGTTGATGTTGGTGTAAATGTAGTAGCTCCATTAGCAAGAGTTCCAACAGTTGATAAATAATCTATAACAATTTTATTTCCAGCAACTGGTCTTTTTCCTGTAGCTATACCATTTCCAAATATAATTTCATAGTATCCATTAGGAGCTTCTTTAATCTGAAAATATGTACTATCATCTGTAATTCTTATTGCTTTATTAATATTAGTATAAGTATCAAATAATGGAGATGAAGCTGTATTAAAAACTCGTACTCTCATTGTAGAATGATCCATTGTCATATCTGGTATCACGTATACTTGAGAATCTCCAGTATCACCGACAAAAAAAGTTTTAGTTTTTTCTGTACCTTCAAATACAGGTATAGGCTCGCCATCTGTGTCATTTATGAACTGATAAAAACCAGTTCCACTATCTATAGCAGTAAAATTTTCACGAGTTTGAAATGTATAAGTCACCCCTGCAACGCTTGATGTAAATTGAGTATTTCTTGGAAGTGTTAATGTTGTTGGTCTATCTGCAGCATTAATTTGAACTGCTAAACTTAATTCTGCTTCTGATGAAGTATATGATTTAGGTACATATCCTAAGCCTTCAGCTATAGAAACAACTGAACTTCGAAGTTGAGCAGTGTTAATAAAAGATTCGTTTAATCCAAAATTTGACACTAATCCTGAAAAATGTGTGTTATATGCTAATACATCTAAAATATTACTTAGGCCTGAAGCTTCAAAGTCATAATCAGCAAATTCTATTTGTTGCTTTAAATAATCTTTTAGTCTTGCTTTGATAGTATCAAAATCAAGTTGAGTTGATCTAATGATTGTTGCCATTTATCTTAACCTCGTTAAATTTATATCTGTAGTAACAACTTGACTTGTATTAACCACTTTAAACGTTACAGTTACTTTTATTTCGTGTGAATCTTCTCTTAAATTACTTGTAATATTTAAAACTTCTGCTCTTGGTTCAAAGGTTTCAATAGCAATTGTAATTTGCTCTTTTAATTCTGCATCATCAATGTCTGTATTAAGAGCAAAAAGTAATGAATTTAAGTTTCCACCAAATCTTGGTTGAAAAGGTTTTTCACTAAAATTAGTTAGTAATAAATTTTTAACAGCTTGTTTTACAGCAGCTGTATGTTCTTTTTTAAAAACATCGCCTGTTGCTTTTTTTGCAAAAGTCAGATCAATATCGCTATAAGTTCTGTTAGTTGCAGAAAGTATAGTTCTAGTACCGATATTTCCGTCTTCTACTGAAAAAGCTCTTGTAGGCATACTTTTTTCCTTTTGTTCTATTTATAACAGTTATGTGCTATTATTTATGTCTGTTGTAGGTAATACTTCTAATAATTCACCTGTAACTTGATTTATATTATTATATCGAGTTTCTATTTTATTGTTATATGTCACTGACCAAGGTGGTATGACTTCAGGCATTATTAGTACTATTTGAGCATTTAAACTATTATCAGGATTATAATTATCGTAATCTAAAATCATCTTATCAAAATTTAAATTATCTTTCCAGTATATTGCAAGATTAAACGTTTTTTCTACAGCAATACCGCCTTTAAAATCTATGAGTTCATAAACAACAGCTCGTCCTTTAGACATTAAATAATTTACTCCATCACTTACGTCTAGTTCTTCACTTTCTTCTGGCCTATACAATCCTTCTACAACCTGTAATCTAAAATCTTTAAATTCATCAACTGCTTCTATTCCATTGATTGTTTTCATAGCGTTAGCATGCAATGTGTATTGTTTAGCTAAAATTAATCTTTCACTTTCTTCTAATATATGAGTTAAAGTTACAGGATCGCCAACTCCTCCTAAAAAAGTTGCCATAGATATTCCAGGTGCTAGTTTAGTTTTACTAGTGATACTATCTTGAAATAATGGATTATATTTTGCATCTACAAAAAAATCTGTTTTTACTAAGCTCATAATATTCCTTAAGTGTATGCTGAATTTGAATTAGAAGTTTTACCTATTGCTGTAGAACCTCTTCTTGGAGATTTTTCTTGACCTACAACTCTTCCAGTTGAAAGAGGAGCAATTCGAGTTCCAAATGGAGATATTGTTCCATCTTTTAAAAGTGCAGACATAAATGTTTCATTATTTAAATTATTTGGATCTCTTAATTTAGATCTTGCTTGCCTTGTATTTAAATCAACTTTTGAAACTCCACCATAATGCACTAGTCTATTTAAAGCGTTAAACATTTCATTATATCTATCAATAAAAACTCTTGTAATCGCAAATGCTGATTTTTCAAGTGCGTCGTTTACTATATCTGTAGTAGGTAATACTGTTAATCTATTTGATGCAGCAACTATTGATACCGGACTTTGGCCACTACCGGCTCCAAGTGCACCAGCTGTTCCAGCAGTGCTCGCATTACCTGACAAATTACCATTAAACGTTGGAGCAGTCATTGCTACATCTGCAAAAAATCCTTGAGTTGCATGCATAGATGTTGAATTTACTCTTGGTATATGCGCTGTATTCCCATAATAAACTATATCTTCTCCGCCAATAGTTCCGCTATCGCCCGATAACACAAGTTTTGATGATGTAACAAATGTTTTTGTTGATGTAACAATAACTTCATTTTCAGCAGTCATTTTTAAAGTATCTCCTACACCATGATTATGATCGCCTTGAATGAATTCTTCAAAATTTTCCTTTGTTAAATTTGTTCTTGTTCCATGAACAAGTGATGTTAATGCCCCGCCAATCATTTCTTTTTTATTGCCTATCACTTGAGTTTCTGCATCACCTGCAACATCTTGAACAAATCCACGTGTAACATTTTGTTCCATATCGCCTTTAACTGTAACATTATAATCACCACCAACTTCAACATCAAAATCACCAGCAACTTTTAATTTTAAATTACCATTGTATTGCAATTCTCCATCGCCATCAACAATAACCTTTTCATCACATGCTGTAACTCTTACTGTGTGTTTAGTTGATCCATATATTACAGTTCCGTCTGCACGCATTTCAACGCCAGAGCCTGATGTGTGCCTTATCATAACACGTTCAGCACCTGGTGTATCATCATATTCTACTATATGCCCAGATGCAGTTTCTTTTACTTGATTATTGGGATATAAAGAAACTGGCTCATCGGTTAAATCTAAATCTACATCAGCAACTGATCCTCCAAGTTCAACGTTAACTCTTTTAAATCCACGCGCTATTTCATTTACAGAAGATTCACGCTCATAAGCTGTTTTAGGATATACACCAGTAGGATCAGAAAATCCATTTCTTTTATCTTTAAGAGATTCTGCTTTTCCTGGTGGTAAATTAAAATTATTCGCAAATGGCATTATTCATATTCTCCTATGGAAACTTAATTTTATTTAATAAACTATTAGAAGATGCGGCATCTGGTATTTTAAAATTTTTCAATAAGCTATCTGATTTTCCTGTTAGAGAAGTTATATTTTGTTGTAGCGCGTCAATATTTTTATCTCCAAGTATTTTTCCAGCAGATCCTTTTGCTTGAGTAAAAGACTTATTTATTTGTTCATTTATACCTGTTTTGTTATTTTTAAGATCAGCCAATGCGGTGTTAATTGCATCTATATCTTTTTCATAATCAATAGGTTCTTCTTTTCCTGTTTCAAGATTTATTCTTTCAGCTTTAGTTAAAATTTTATCTGGGCTAAAAGATTGATTTATTGTTGAAGCACTTTTAATACTTTTAGCTACGTTCTTTGGTACTATGTATGCAACTTTTTTTCTATCAAGTCCAACACCACCTTCTTCAGGATTATCGATACTATTAGGCTTATCAAATTTTTCGCGTAATGCTTGTATATCAATTCCTGGTCCTGTATTTCCATCTTTAAGCTCATTTTCACCAAATACGTTAAGACCGGGTAAAACACTATATGCGTACTTTA